GTCGCCGTGCTTCGCAGTCCTGCGCACCGCCGGACCGAACAATCGGGCTTGTGGACCAGGGGTTTGGGGGGATTTCTCGCCAAATAGGCCCACAATCCGCTCTCCGGCGTCCTCGAGCCCGGCCGGTCTCCGGTACCGGCGGAGGCCCGAACGCCGCTCTCCGGCGAAATAACAGGCTGATACGAGCGATTCTGGGCCCTACGACCCTCCGCCGTAGCCCGAAGGGTCGTTTTGCGACCGCGGACGGTCGCCGGGACGGGTTTTGGGGTCGTGGTGCATCATTTGCGGGTGCCGAGGCGGCCCCAGCCCACGAAACTGCGGATTCTCCACGGCGAAACCCGCCCGAGCCGGATCCGGGCCGACGAACCGCAGCCCCGGGAGGCCGAGCCCGACCCGCCGGAGTGGCTCACCCCCGAAGCCCGCGCCGTCTGGGACCGGACGACCGTCGAGCTGCGCGCGATGGGCCTCCTCGCCGCCGCCGACACCGACGCGCTCGTGGTCTACGTCAACGCGGTCACGAACTACGCCAAGGCGCAGCAGCTCATCGACCGCTCCGGGATCCTCATCGTGGCGGGGCGCAAGGACCGGGGCGTGGTCAAGAACCCGGCGAACATCGTGGCGGAGCACAACGCCGTGATCGTGCACCGGCTCGCCCGCGAGTTCGGCCTCACGCCGAGTGCCCGGGTAAACCTCGCGAGCCCGCGCCCGGCGGCCGAGGACGACGTACTCCGGCTCCTAAGTTGAAGCACAACGACCGGACCGTGATCTGCCCGCGCTGTCATGCGTTGCCGGGGAAGCCTTGCCGGACCGCGGGCGGGAACTACATCGCCGCCGAGTCCCATCTCGCTCGCCGGAACGCGCTCGGACTCGATATCCGGAGCGAGTATCCGTGCCCGATTTGCGGACGCATCGGGCGATATCCGGCGCAGGTCCAGCGGCACCTCCGTACGCACGGATACGGCTAGTGCCGGGACGGCGCTGCGATCGCTGCTCCTCCTCCGGGCCGCACGTCTGCCGGCCGCGCGCGCAGCGAGTAGTCGACGTGTTCCGGCTCCTGCTCGTGCACACCAAGGGGCGATGGGCCCGGACGCCGTTCGAGCTGACGCGCTGGCAGCGCGCCGAGGTCGTGACCCCGCTCTTCGGCTCCGTCGAATACTCCCGGGAGGCGAGCCGCTGGGTGCGCCGGTACTGGCTCGCCTGGATCGAGCTGGCCCGCCGGAACGGCAAGAGCGAACTGCTGGCCGCGATCGCGCTCGTCCTCCTCTGCGCCGACGACGAGGAGGGCGGCGAGGTCTACGGCTGCGCCCGGGACCGGGACCAAGCACGGAGAGTGTTCGACGTGGCGGAGCGCATGGTCGAGCTCAGCCCCATCCTCTCGAAGCGACTCAAGATCTACAGGCAGGCCAAGCGCATCGTGGACGACCGGACGGGTTCGTACTACGAGATCGTCGCCGCCGACGCGGCCGGCAACCTCGGGCGGAACCCGCACGGCGTGCTCTTCGACGAGGTGCTGACGCAGCCCACCCGGGAACTGTGGGACGCGTTCTGGACCGCCTGGGGCTCACGCGATCAGGCCCTGATGGTCGCGGCCACGACCGCGGGGGACGACCCGGTCGGGCTCTGCGCGAACGAGCACGACTTCTCCGAGCGGGTCCTCCGGCAGCCGTCCCTCGATCCGCACCGGCTCGTGGTCATGCGCAACACCGCGCCCGACGCCGACTGGACCGACCCCAAGGTGTGGAAGCACGCCAACCCCGCGCTCGGTGATTTTCTGAGCATGCGCGTGATGCGCGCGGAGTGTGCCGAGGCGATGGCAGCCCCGGAGAAGCAGCGGGCGTTTCGCCAGTTCCGGTGCAATACCTGGGGACTCGGCGGCCTCGCGCGCTGGGTCCCGCTCGAAGCCTGGGACGCCACCGCCGGGCTCGTGTCCGCGGACCGGCTCCGCCGGCACCGCGCCTACGGCGGCCTCGACCTCGCTTCGACCACCGACCTCGCGGCGTGGTGCCTCACGTTCCCGGACGAGGAGGACCCGGCGGGCTACGACGCGCTCTGGCGGTTCTGGGCCCCGGAGGCCCGGCGGGCCGACCTCGACGCCCGGACCGGCGGCGGCGCGTCGGTCTGGGCCCGGGACGGGTTCCTCACGTTCACGCCCGGCGACGTGATCGACTACCGAACGATCGAGGCCGACATCGACCGGGACGCCCGCGACTTCGACGTCATGGAGGTCGCCTACGACCCGTGGGGAATGACGCAGCTCTCGCAGGATCTGGCGGAGAACGGGCTGACCGTCGTGGACATGCGGCAGTCGTTCGGGGCCATGAGTCCCCCGACGAAGGCGTGGGAGGTGCTCATCCGGCAGCAGCGATACCGGCACGGCGGGAACCCGGTGATGCGCTGGATGTTCGACAACGTTCGCATCCGGGCGGACTATGACGGCAATATCAAGATCGACCGGGGCCGGAGCAGCGACAAGGTCGACGGCTGTGTCGCCGCGGTCATGAGTCTCGACCGGGCGCTCCGGTCCGTCCCGGCCGTGGACTACGCGACGGCCGGGTTCGCGTAAGGAGGCGGTCGTGGTCTGGACGTACCTCGACAAGACCATCGACGACTGGCGGTCGCTGGGGTCCCGGCGTCTCGATGAGCAGCGGACCCGGGTGGACCGGCTCCAGGCCTACTACGACGGCGAGCCGGTGGGTCACACGCTCGAAGGCCGGCAGCGGGACATCTTCCGGCGGCTCCTCCGGGAGGCCCGCGCCAACTGGTGCGAGCTGATCGTGAACGCGGTGGCGGAGCGGCTCGCCGTCGTCGGCTTCCGGTTCGGCGACGACACGATCGAGGACCTGGCCTGGTACATCTGGCAGGCCAACCTCCTCGACGCCGACAGCGAAATGGTCCAGACCGACGCCCTGGTCTGCGGGCACTCCTACGTCTCGGTCTGGCCTGACGACGAGAACCCGTCCGGGGTCTCGATCTATCCGGAGCATCCGTCCGAGGTCATCACGTTCCACGCCGCGCCAGAGCGGCGGGAGGCGGTCGCCGCCTACAAGTCCTTCGCCGACGACTTCGGCGAGCGGGTGGAGGTCGTGATCCTCCCCGAACTCGTCGCGACCTGGCGGGAGCCCGGCGGGGCGCTCGAGGTGGAAGTGAACGAACTCGGGGTCGTGCCCTACGAAGACCTCGTGCCCGCGCCGAGAACGATCGGGTCGCCGCGATCGGAGCTGCACTCCGCGATCCCGTTTCAGGACCGGATCAACACGGTCGTCTACAACCGCCAGGTCGCGGCCGACTTCGGCGCGTTCCGTCAGGTCACGGCGACGGGGATCCACCTCAAGCGCACGGAGGACGGCGGCTACGAACCGCCGTTCGATGTCGGGGCGGACCGCCTCCTCATCTCCGAGAACGATGCCGCCCGGTTCGGCGTCATCCCCGAGGCCACGCTGCGCGGGTATCTCGACGCCGAGGAGATGGACGTGCGCCACCTCGCGGCGATCACGCAGACCCCGCCGCACTACCTGCTCGGGCAGATGATCAACATTCCCGCCTCCGGGATGAAGGCGGCGGAGACGGGACTCGTCGCGAAGGTCCGGCGGCGGGCCGCGCACCTCGGCGAAGGCTGGGAGCGCGTCATCCGCCGGGCGCTGAGCTACGTGGGCTCCGCCGGAGCCGCGGAGGTGGAGGCCGAGGCGATCTGGCGCGACTTCGAGTCCCGGAGCGAGGGCGAGACGGTCGACGCGCTGCTCAAGATGCGCGCGCTCGGCGTCCCGCTCCAGATCCTCTGGGAGCGCTGGGGCGCGAGCCCGCAGGACGTCAAGCGCTGGGAGGATCTCGCTGAGGTCGAGGCCGAGGCCGAGGCCGAGGCGGCCGCCGAACAGGCCGCCGCGCTCGCGGCCGCCGGAGCACCGTTACCGCCGACCGGAGGAGGAACTAGCGGATGACACAGACCCCACCCGAGCCCGACCAGCCTGAGCTCCCGGAGCAGCCGCCGCCGGAGCAGCCGGCCACCGCGCCGGAGGCGAAACCGGAGGAGTCCGCGGAGTCCGTCGCCCGGCTCCGCCGCCAGCTCGAAAGCGAACGCAAGGCGCGGGCGCGCGCCGAGTCCCGGGTCACGAGCATCGAGGCCGCGAATCAGAGCGAGGCGGAGAAGGCGTCCGCCCGGGCCCGCGAGGAGGGCCGGGCCGAGGGCATCAAGAGCGCGGGCGTCAAGCTCGCGGCCGCCGAGTTCCGGGCCGCCGCCGCCGGCAAGCTCGCGGACCCGTCCGCGGTCGTGGACCTACTCGGCGAGGACGGCCTCCGCCGGTTCGTGGACGACGAGGGCGAGCCCGATACCGACGCGATTACCGCCGCCGTGGAGAAGCTCGCCGCCGCCGCGGTCGCGGCCGCGCCCCCGGCGAACGGCAAGCCCACGCCCCCGAAGGTCCCGAACGGGGTGCAGCCGTCCGCCGCCGGCGAGGACGACTGGATTCGCTCCGTCATGCGCTGAGTCGGTGTAGCGTCCGCGGTACCCCGGGCAATCGGGCCGCCGGGCGGAGGCCCGTTGGGAGCCGGTCGATACCGAGTCGGCGAACGGACGCCGAGCCCACGGGAGCGTGTCCCGCTATCCGTAGTCACGAGCGGAGAAGCGAGAGGACACGCGCGCCATGCCCAGCCCCGTCGACGTTTCCGGGCTCATCCCGACCACCGTTTCCGCGCAGGTACAGCAAGAGGTTCAACAGCAGTCGATCGCCCTCCAGCTCGGCCAGCGCGTCCCGATGCCGGCGGGCGTCTCCGTCGTCCCCGTCCCGCGGTCCTTCCCGAAGGCGGGATGGGTCGCGACCGGCGAGCGCAAGCCCTACACCGACTTCGCGATCGGGACCGTGCCGCTGACCGCCGAGGAGGTCGCGGCCGTGATCGCGATCCCCGACGTGTACCTGGAGGACATCGCCATCAACCTCTGGAACTACGCGCGCCCGCTGCTGGCCGAGGCCATCGCGATCGCGCTCGACCTCGCCGCGCTCTGGGGGATCGACGCCCCGCCCACGTTCCCGGTCGGGGGCGTGGAAGCGGTGGCGCAGTCCGTGCCCGCCGGCACTGATGTCGTGGACACGGTGAACAACGCCATGAGCGCCGTCGAAGCGCAGGGCCTCCGGGTCACCGGGTCCGCCGCCGACCTCTCCGTCCGGGGCGCGCTCCGGGGCGTCCGGGACTCCTCCGGAGCCTTCCTGCTGGGAACGACGCAGGCCGGGACGGATGCGGTCGACGCCCTCTACGGCGTCCCGATCAGCTTCAACAGCTTCGACCTGAGCGCGCCGAACGACTTCCTGACCGGCGATTGGTCCCGCCTCATCATCGGCGTGCGCCAGGACATCCGCTACCAGATGTCCTCGGAGGGCGTCATCGCGGACGACGGCGGCGCGGTCAAGATCAGCGCCTTCCAGGACAACATGACCCTGATGAAGGTCTGGGCACGCTACGGCTGCGTGATCATGCGGCCCGCCACGCGCCGGTTCCCGAACGACCCGTGGGCGAACCCGTTCGCCAAGTCGAATATCGGCCCCGGGATGCCCGGCGGTGAGTCCGGCGGGAACGGCGACGTGACGGAGACCAGCGCGACGAAGGCGACGGGAGCGACCAAGAAGGCCTCGTGACGTTCGCCACCGCCGACGACGTACTCGCCCGCTGGCCTGCCGGCGGCCCGCCGCCGCCGGAGGCGAGCGTGATCGACCTCTGGCTCGGTGACGCCGAGGCCATCCTGTTCGCGCGCTATCCGGCCCTCCCCCCGCTCGCGGACGCCTACGCCGACGTGCACCGGGTGGTCGTGCTCGTGACGGCCCGCATGGTCATCCGCGCGCTCGCGAACCCGGCGGCCGCCTACCGGGGCGTCCTCCGGGAGCAGATCCAGGACACGTCGGTGACCTACGCCCCGAGCGCGGGCGGGCTCCTCCTCGACGATATCGACCTCGCGGTCCTCGATGACGTACTCGGGATCGAGCGCGGGCTCGTCTCCGTCCCGCTCCGGCGGCCGGACCTCGACCGGGCGCTCGACTACCTCGACTTCGACCGGAACCCGTTCGACCAGTTCCCGTGGCCGTCCCCGCCGCCGGACGAGGGCAGCCCGCTATGACCTGGCCGGACCCCGCGTTCGTCATCCCGGTCACGATCCTCCGCGCTCCGCGGACGACCGACCCCTACGGGTCGGACGTTCCGGATTGGGATCGGGCCACAACGCAGCAGACGAACGCCTGGGTCCGGCCGGGGCCCGCGACCGGCACGGTGGGCGAGACCCTGGTCGGTCGGGACGAGCAGGAGCTGGACGCCCGGGTCTGGCTCGCCGCCGGCACGCCGATCACGGGCCGCGACCGGGTCGTGGTCGAGGGCGAGACGTTCGAGGTCATCGGGCCGCCGCTCCGCCCGCGCTCTCCGTGGGCGGACCGCGAGCACCACGTTCGCGCCGACCTCCGGCGCGTCACCGGCCCCGGGGAGACCCCATGACGATGACCGATCTGCGGCCGAACCTCCGCACGCCCTCCACGAGCACCGAGATCCTCGCGGCCGAGGGCCGGGCCGCCGGTCCCGTGACCCTGACCTCGCTCCCGCAGGTCGTGAACCTCGACCTCTACCGGGGCGACGACTTCGCGCTCCGGCTCACGGTCAACGATCCGGACGAGGAGACGGCGGCCGACCTCTCCGGCGCGGTCGTGCGCGCGCAGCTCCGGACGAGCAGCGAGGCGGACTCCACCGCGGGCGAGTTCATGGTCGAGATTGTCGACAACGTGATCACGCTCCGCCTCGCGGCGGAGACCTCCGCCGCGCTCCCCGGCTCGCTGGTCTGGGACGTCGAGCTCGACCAGAACGACTGGGTCGTGACCCTGATCGGCGGCCGGGTCACGGTCACGCCGGACGTGACGCGGTGAGGCCGCGGTTCTCCCTTGATGTCGAGGTGGCCGGCAAGCCCGCGGTCACCACGAGCCGGGCCGGGCGGCCGGATGTCATCACCTCCGCCCGGCCCGGGCCGACCGTCGAGGCGGACCTGGAGCCCGCGTCGTCCTTGGACCTCGCGACCTCCCCTCGACCCGAGGTACTCGTGGCCAAGGGCGGCGCGCTCGACTTCGACCTGGAGCACATGACCGGCGGCGGACTCGGGCCGCCCGGGCCGGTCGGGCCGGAGGGTCCGCAGGGACCGCAGGGCGAGCAGGGCGAGCAGGGGCCGGAGGGACCCCAGGGCGAGGTCGGGCCGCCCGGGCCGCCGGGCGGGAACCTCCGCTACGTGCAGCTCATCGCGGACACGACCTGGACGATCGAGCACGCCCTCGGGTTCTGGCCGAACGTCCACGCCGTGGACTCCACCGGGCGCTGGATCATCCCCGACGTGCAGCACACGAGCGCGGCCGAGGTCGTGCTCACGTTCTCCGCCGCCGTGGCCGGCGAAGCATTCCTCAGTTAGGAGCAGCCGTGCCGCAGTTCTACGCGCCGATCGACCTGCTCCGGAACGAGCTGCGCAACGCGATCCTCCAGAACCTGGCGGCCGCGCCGTCGAACCCGAACCCGGGTCAGCAGTACTTCAACACCGCCACCTCCACCATGTACTACTGGAGCGGCACCGCCTGGGTCCCGATGACGGCGGCGGCGGGCGGACCGCCGACCGGACCGGCGGGCGGCGACCTCGGCGGCGCGTACCCGGACCCGAGCGTCGTGCGGGCGTCGAACGGGTTCTCGGTCCTCGCCGGCCGCACGACGTTCCCGGCCGCGACGACGCAGGCGAACTCGGTCCTCTTCGGCGCGTCGCCGGTCGGGATCTGGGGGCAGGGCGGGACCTCCCTGATGCTGGAGGGCAACGTCGCCGTGAACGGCGGAACCCTCTCGCTGTCGGGCAGTCGCATCCTCTCCGTCGCTACGCCGACCGCGGATACGGACGCCGCGAACAAGGCATACGTCGACGGCCTGGTCTCCGGCCTGACGTGGAAGGCGACGTGTCGCGTCGCGACGACGGCGAACATCACGCTCTCCGGCACGCAGACGATCGACGGGGTCGCGGTCGTGGCCGGCAACCGCGTGCTCGTCAAGAATCAGACGGCCGCCTCCGCCAACGGTATCTACGTCGCGGCCGCCACGGGCTGGAGCCGGGCTCCGGACGTCAATACCGGCGACTCGCTCGTGAACGCGGCCGCCTTCGTGAGCGAAGGGACGACGCAGGCCGACACCGCCTGGGTCGTGACCACGAACGCGCCGATCACGATCGGGACGACGGCGATCACGTGGGTCCAGTTCGGGGCGGGCGCGGTCTATGCCGCCGGCAACGGGCTCATGCTCACCGGCAACGTCTTCGCGGTCGACACCGCCGTCATCGCCACGGTCGCCAGCCTCTCCGGCTACGTCCCGACCTCGCGGCAGATCCTCAACGGCACCGGGATCACGGGCGGCGGCAACCTCACGGCCGACCGCACGCTCGCCGTCGATACCACCGTCGTCGCGCCGACCGCCCGGCTCCTCAACACGACCGCGCCCCTGACCGGCGGCGGGAACCTCACCGCCGACCGGACGCTCGGCATCTCCGCGTTCGCCGGGTCCGCCGCGGGCGCGGTCCCCGCCTCCGCCGGAGGGACGGCCAACTTCCTACGCGCCGACGGGCAGTGGGCCGCCCCGCCGATGCCGGCGGCCGGGGTCGCGAAGTATGCGGCCGCGCTCGCGGGGACCGGCTCCCCGGAGACGGTCACGCACAACCTCAACACCCGGGACGTGCAGGTTCAGGTCATCAACGGGGCGAGCCCCTATACCGCGGTCGAGGTGGACTGGGACGCGACGACCGTCAACACCGTCACGATCCGCTACAACCCGAACCTCGGCGCGGGCTACCGGGTGGTGGTCATGGGATGAGGTCGTTCGGGATCACGAACCTCGCGCCCTGGCCCGCCGCTCCGCCGGTCGGGCCTGCCGGGGACACGTACTACGACACCGCGCTCGGCGAGGCGTTCATCAGCGACGGCAACGCGTGGCAGCCGCTCGGGGTCGAGGGACCGCCCGGGCCGCCCGGCACCGCCACGCCGGTCACGAATTTTCGTGCATTTCGTAACGCCGCGATGAACCTCACGACGACCGCCAACGCGATCGTGACGATGGACTCGGTTTCGTGGAACACGGACCCCGCGAGTTGGGCCGCCGGGGTCTACACCGTGCCGCGCGCGGGCCGGTACCGGGTCACCGTGCAGATCGTCGCGAACACGGCGAGCGCGGCGCAGTTCATCAACGCCGGGCTCTCCCGGAACGGCACCCTGGTCGGCCGGGTCACGTCTTCGTTCGGGACGGCGAACGCGGCGCAGACGCACACCGCGCAGTACGTCGACACCGTCGAGTGTGTCGCGGGCGACCAGCTCCGGCCGCTCGGGTGGGCCTCCGCCGCGATCGCGGTCCAGGTCGGGACCAGCCTCACCTTTATGACCGTCGACATGCTCGGCGGCGGAGGTCCGCCCGGTCCCGCGGGCGCGGACGGAGCGGCCGGTCAGAACGGCGCGGATTCGACGGTGCCCGGTCCGCCCGGCCCGCCGGGCGCGCAAGGCGACCCCGGCCCGCCCGGTCCCGGTGTCCCGGCGGGCGGAACGATGGGTCAGGTGCTGACCCGCACGGGCTTCGCCGCGGGCGTCATCGACTGGGCGAACCTCGTTCTCCCCACGGTCAGCGCCACGGTCGCGACCGACTTCAACGCGTGCACCGCGAGCGGCTTCTACCAGATCAATCAGTTCGCGACGAACGGCCCGCCGTTCCTCGGCCAAGGGACCGCGCCCGCCGTGGCCGGCACGCTCACCGTCGTGGCGCAGAGCACGACCGAACTCGTGCAGGTCTGGCAGCTCCGCAATACGGGCGCGGCGGACCCGGCTCGGCTTTGGATTCGCTCGTGTACCGGCGGGGCGTGGCGGCCGTGGACCAGCGTGCTCGGTGACCGCTATCCCGCCGCCGACTGCAACACCCTCGAACAGCACAACGGGACGTGGCGGACGAACGCGACGACACTGAACGCGCCGGTCGCGGCCAACGGCATCGTGACCACGACGTGGTTCGGGCAGGCCGCGCAACCCGTGTCGCAGTTTTGGGTGGGCGGCAGTCCGACCCCGATGCTGTTCTGGCGAGCCTTCGCGGGTTCGGCGTGGTCGGCGTGGACGCAGCTCGCGGGGCCGCTCGCGTGGACGAACGTCGCCACCGCGGGTTATGTCGCGACGGGGATCACGGCGGGGTCGCCGCCGCCGACGATCGCCCGCGTCGGCAACATCGTCTATCTCCAAGGGCAGTTGACGGTGGCGAGCCTGCCCTTCACGAGCGGCACGCTCACGCTGATGACGCTGCCCGCCGAGTGGCGACCGCTCCAACACCGCTACGTCGACATGCTGGCGATGAGCGCGACGGTGCGAGCTGTCGTGTCGGCGACGGTCAACTTCTCGTCCGGGTCGGTGATGATCCTCGATCCGCTCGTGCCCGCGGTCGGCGCGATGACCGCGGTGCGACTCTCGGGGAGCTACCCGATATGAGCGTCGAGTACCGCCCGGAGACCGGCCGCGGGTCCGGGATCGACCGGCTCCTCCGGAGCCCGGGGATGGGGCGCTTCATGTCCGGGGTCGGGACGTACGCGGCCGCGGCCGCGCGCCAGGCCTCCACGACGCCGGGGCAGATCGCGGTCTCGATCGGGACGGGGATCGACGGACGGCGGGCCGCCTTCGTGACGAATCAGGCCGCCGACGCGCGCTTCCAGGAATTCGGCGGCGGGCGCGGTCGGCGTCCGGCGTCACGACCGCTCGGCCGCGCGCTCGACGCCATCCGGGCGGCGGACCCGAACCGCCGGCGAGGCCGGAGCTCACGGTGAGCCGATACCTCGACACCGCGGTCCGCCCGGACATCGACGTGGACTTGGCGCTGCGCGCCGTCCTCCAGCACGCGCTCGCCGGGACCGGCGTGCGGGTCGACCCCGCGTTCCCGGGTCCGGACCGGCTCCCGTCCGTCTCCGCCACGCGCTCCGGAGGGATCCCGGACTGGCCGCCGGGCGCGATCGACCGGCCCCGCGTCGATATCAACACCTGGGCAGAGAAGCGCCAGGAGGCGAGCGACCTCGCCCGGGAGACGGTCGCATACCTCAAGTCGTGCGAAGGCGACACGATCACCTTCGGCGACGGCACCCGGTTCGTCCTCGCCGCGGTCGATACCGCGGCCGGGCTCTTCATCGACCAGGACGCATCGACGTCCCAGGGCATCTACCGGGGCGTGACCTCGGTCGTGCTCACGATTCACCAGCGATCCCCTATGCGATAGGAGCAACACCATGACGCAAACCGAACCGGAGACCGTTCCCGGTCTCGACTCCGACCAGCTCGTCGTCGGTATCGCCCGCGGCCCCGGTATCTGGGTCGCCCCGATCGGGACGGAGATGCCGGCCGACATCGACGAGGACTTCGGCGAAGGCTGGGACTCGCTCGGCTACGCGAGCGAGGACGGCCCGACCGTCGCGACCTCGACCGACTCCGAGGACATCCGGGGCTGGCAGGCCCTCGGCGTCCTGCGGTCCCTCATCACCGGCCGCACCGTCACGATCCAGTTCCAGCTCATGCAGTGGAACGCCCGGAACCTCGGCCTGTACTGGGACATCGACGCGCCCACGATCGAGGCGGACGGGTCCTTCGCCTTCCCGGTCCGCAGCGACCAGGCCGGGCAGCGCCACCAGATCGGCATCGACGTGAAGGACGGCGACAACGAGATCCGGCTCGTGTTCCCGCGGACGCAGCTCAACGCCGCGGGCGACATGCAGTTCCAGCGTTCCGCCGCCGCCCTGATGGACGTGACGTTCGCCGCGCTGGAGGACGCCGGGCGGCTCGTGGAGGTCATGGGCCGCGTGCCCTCGATCAACGCCGAGCCGTTCTCCGCCGCGATTCCCGCCGCCTCCGGCGGAGGGTCGAGCGCGAGTCCGCTGCTGTGACGGCGACGAACGGGTCCGCGCCCGGCGAGTTCGACCTCGCCGGGTACCGGGCCGCGCACGCGGAGGCGACGCACAAGACCTTTCGGGTCGTCCTCGGGACACAGACGAACGAGGACGGGACCGAGCACGAGGATGTGGTCGAGTTTCCGGAGCAGTCGCAGTGGAGTCTCGACGCGCAAGACCTCATGGCGCAGGGCGACATCGTGGGTGCGCTCACGGAACTGCTCGGGCCGGAGCAGACCGTGTTGTTCCGGTCGTATCACTGGAACGGCGGCGAGGTGCTCGCCCTCTTCGAGGCCCTGTCCAAGTTCTCGGGTTTCGGGACGGGTCAGCTCTCGTCGCGGCCACGCGTGCCCGAGCTGACCCGAAGGTTGAGCTAGCCCTCCTCCGGGGCTACGGGATCGACGTGCTGGACCCCGCCGTGACGCCACGACGCATTGCGAACGCGCTCGCCGCTCTGCCGGCGGGCTGCTGGCCGGAGCCGGACCATCCCGGCTCGTGGAGCATCACGGACCACCTCCTCGCCACGCTCATCGACGAGGTCCGGCAACTGACCTGGCTCACCGCCCGGGTCGGCGGTTCCAAGAACGCGCCGCGCCCCGAGCCCATAGCGCGCCCGGGCGCGAAGGCGGCGGCGCAGGTCACGAAGCCTCGCCAGAGTTGGGGCGACTTCGCGCGCCAGCTCGTAGGGATCGCGAAGCGCAATGGCTGACGGGTTCGTCGGGGCCGCGTACGTCCAGATCCAGCCGTCGTTCGTCGGCTTCCAGCAGCAGGTCGGCCGCGAGATCGGCCGCTCGATGTCGACCGTGGGTCGTGACGCCGGACGGCAGCTCTCCCGGGAGATGTCCCGCTCGGTCGGCAACGGCCGGGACCTCATCCCCCGGCGCGGCATGGCGAGCGAGGCGCAGTCCGCCGGGCAGGAGGTGGCGTCCAAGCTCGGCGGCGCGCTCGGGCGGATCAGCGTCACCGGTCTCGAGAAGGTCGGGGACGCCCTCCGCACGATGGGCCGGACCGCGGCGACCGCGGCCGGGGTCGCGACCGCCGCGATGGTGGGGTTCGCGGCCGCCAACGTCCAGACCTACGTCAAGGCGCAGCAGTTCGAGAACGCCCTGAGCCTCGTGGGCAAGCAGATGGGCGTCTCGAACGTGACCATCAACGACGGCATCCGGCGCATGGTCGGCCTCGGCTCCTCCACCCAGAACGCCCGCGAAGTGATGATGCAGTTCGTCCGGACCGGCGGCAACGCGGCCGACGCCTGGCGTCTCTACGCCCGGGCCGAGGACATCGCGGTCACGACCGGACAGACCGGCAACGAGGTCATCCAGGAGCTCATCTACGGACTCCAGAGCGGGAACACGAACCTCCGCATCTTCCGGCAGTTCAACATCAACGCCACTGACGCGCAGGCGACGTTCGCGGCCTCGATCGGCAAGTCCAAGGATCAGCTCACCGACGCCGAGAAGCAGACGGCCCTCTTCAACGCGGTCATGGCGAAAACCGGCAACATCGCCGGGATCGCCGGCAAGATGCTCCAGGAGGGACCCTTCAACTGGGCCGCCATGCAGGCCCCGATCCAGAACCTCCGGGAGGCGGTCGGCGGCTGGCTCGAACCGGCGTTCACGCTCGTGGGCCGGTCGGTGTTCCAGTTCACCCGGGAGCTGACCGCCGCGATCATGGAGGGCGGCAAGTTCTATCCCGTGGTCCAGACGATCCGGGAGATGTTCAAGAGCCTGGCGCAGCCCATCGCCAATATCATCCAGCGGTTCCGCGACTTCATCGCGAACGTCAGTACGGATCAGGTCAAGGCGTTCGCGGGGTCCCTCAAGGAACTGGCTCCGCTCATCCCCGCGGTCGGGGCGGCGCTGATGGTCTTCGCGGGACGGAACCTCACGCAGAGCATCCCCGTGATCGGGCAGCTCGCCCAGGGCCTGAACCCGGTCACCGCCGCGTTCCTCGGCCTCGTGCTCGGGATGCCGGAGGTCCGGAGTGCGTTTACGCAACTGCTGCGCGCGATCGTCCCGCTCCTCCAGCCGCTCCTCCAGCTCGCCCGGGTCGCGCTCGGTCAGCTCGCGGCGATGGTGCTCAAGCTGGTCCAGGGCGCGCTCCCGATCTTCACCCGGCTCATCGGCGCGCTGATGCCTATCGTGGGCCGACTCGTCCCGGTCGTGCTCGCGTTCGTGGACGCCCTCGGCGGCGCGCTCATCGACGCGCTCGACGCGCTCCTCCCGCTCCTCCCCAGCCTGGCCGACCTCGCGGTCGCGCTGTTGCCCTCACTCGTCTCCGCGGCAAGGGATCTACTCCCGGTCGCCGTCGACATGCTGCGCACGATCATGCCGCTCGTGTCGGTCGTCGCGCTGATGGCGAAAGGGTTCCTCGACCTCATTACGCCGATCAAGCCCCTCTCCACGCTGCTCGGCGTCATGCTCGTCGGCGCGTTCATCGCCTGGAAGCTCTCGATGCTCGGCAACCCGTGGATCATGGGCGCGACGCTCATCATCGGCGGACTGATGGCGCTGTGGAACCTCTGCAAGCCCCTCGCCATCGCCATCGGTCTCGTGGCCGCCGCGTTCGCCCTCTGGGCCTTCTGGTCCACCGTCCTGAACGCCATCCCGATCGTCGCCGTAATCGCCGGGATTCTGCTCGCCGTCATGGCCCTCGTCGCCGGGATCGTCTGGCTGGTCCGGAACTGGAGCACCGTCTGGGGTGTCATCCTCTCCGTCGTGCAGGCGGTCTGGAACTGGATCGCGAACAACTGGAAGCTGCTCACCGTCATCCTGCTCGCGCCGATAGCGCTCCCGCTCGCGGTGGCGGCCGCCCTGTTTTTCATCTTCCGGGATCAGATCGTGGCGGTGTTCGGCGTGATCTGGCGGACGATTCAGTGGGTATGGGCCGCCGTCCTCCGGCCCGTGTTCGCCGCCATCGGGACGGCCTTTACCGCCGCGGCCAACGCCATCAAGTGGGCGTGGGCGGCGATCATCCAGCCGACGATCAACGTCCTCTGGACGATCTTCCGGGTCGTGATCGCCCTCTGGCTCCTCCCGCTATTCCTCCAGTTCCGGCTCGCGTGGTGGGCGGTGTCGACCGGGTTCGCCTGGGCGTGGAACAACGTCATCCGGCCCGCCATCAACGCGCTCGTCACCGTGTTCACATGGATGTGGCAGAACATCGTGCAGCCGATTTTCAACGCGTTCCGCTGGGTCTGGAATCAGGTCGCGACGACGTTCGCGTTCTACTGGAACAACATCATCCGGCCCGCCTGGAACGCGTTGTCGGCCGCGATTTCGTTCGCGTGGAACAACGTCATCCACCCGATCTTCGCCCGCATCCAGCAGGTATGGACCGCGGTCGGCAACACGATCCGCTGGATTATCAACAACGTCGTGCTCCCGGCGTGGGAGGTATTCAAGGGCGGCATCCGCACGGTCCGGGACGTGTTCGTGCGCATCGTCGACATCATCGGCACGACCTGGGACAAGATCCGGGCGTTTTTCCGCGCGCCCGTGAAGTGGGTGGTCAACTACGCGATCAACCCGCTCATCCGCGGGGCGAACCTCATCCTCCGGCCGCTGAACCTCGCGGTAGACGAGATCAAAGGCTTCCGGCGCGGCGGTCGTGTCCCCGGCGGCTGGGGCGGCGGCGACCGGGTCCCGATCCTGGCGGAGCCCGGCGAGTGGGTACTCACGAAACGCCAGGCCCGGGCGATCGGCTACGGCCGGCTGCGCGGACTCCCCGGCTACGCCCGCGGCGGGATGGTCGAGGGCCCGATGGCGCGGCTCCCGAGCCTCGGGGACGCCTGGGAAGGGGCGAAGCGGTTCGGTCGCGGCGCGCTCGACTTCGGCGGCGAGCTGGTCAACAAGGCCACGAACCTCATCCGCTTCGCGGCGTTCAAGGCGTTCGAGACCTTCACGCAACCGTTCCGCGACTTCCTGGAGCGCGTCATCGTCCCCCGCCTCGGGACCGGCGACTGGTTCGGCGGCGCGATGGGCAAGTACGGGATCTATCTGCTCGACAAGCTCCTCGATTGGGTGCGCGGCAAGTCCGAGTCCGAGGACGCCACCGGGTTCGGGATGGGCATCGATGAGATCGTGGCGCAGGTCCGCGCGCACTTCCCGCAGCTCGTGGTCACGTCGGCGCTCCGGCCCGGGGACACGAAGAGCTACCACTCCAAGAACCTCGCCCGTGACCTCGGCGGCCCCGTTCCGGTCATGGCGGCCGCCGGCAGTTGGATCCAGGCCACGCTCGCGGCCGCGCTCCTCGAAGGGATCCACAACCCGACGCTCTCGGTGAAGGACGGCAAGATCGTCCCGGCGTCCCTCTGGGGTCCCGCGACCTGGGCCGGGCACCGGGACCACATTCACCTCGCGGCGGAGGCCGCGATCGCGACCGCGGGCGGCTCGGTCGGCGAATGGCTGGCGCAGGCCATCCGGATCACGGGCGTCAACCCCGCGATCTGGAGCCAGGCGGTGGCGTATCAGATCCAGCGGGAGAGCGGCGGCAACGTCCGGGCGATCAACGGCTGGGACATCAACGCGCAGAAAGGGACGCCCTCGAAAGGCCTGATGCAGGTCATCGACCCCACGTTCGCCGCCTACCGGGACCCGCGCCTGCCCAACGACATCTGGAATCCCGTCGCGAACATCGCCGCCGCCATCCGCTACATCATGGGCCGCTACGGGGCGAACCCCCACAGCCTCGGGCGCTGGCGTCCGGGCGGCGGCTACGACGCCGGAGGCTGGCTCCCGCCCGGCGCGTCGATCGCGATCAACAACACGGGGCGGCCGGAGCCGGTCCTCACGGCCCGGCAGTGGGACGACCTCCTCGCCTCCTCCGGCCCCGGCGACGACATGCGCCCCGTAGTCGAGCTCCTCCGCCGGATCGCCGCGGCGGCGGAGGCGGGAACGACCGTCGTGATCGACGGCCGGGAGGTCGCCCGGGTCGTGGACCGCGAGATCGGCTGGATCGCCTAAGCACGAGAGGAGGACGCCGTGGCGTCACCGAATCGATTCCGAGTCACACACAAGCCCACCAAGTCGGCCGACCTCGGGAACTGGGCAGTCGTGAACCGCAACACCGGGCGGATCATCGCCCGGAAGGGTTCCCGGGACGCGGCGCAGCGGTTCGCCGCCTCCCGCGGTTCCGCGGTCCGCCGGTCCCGCCGGTCCCGAGGCCGAACGCCGTGACCGTTACCTGGGATTGGGGCGACGGGACCACGACGACGGAGGACGCGATCGCCACGCACACGTTCCCCGACTACAGCGCGCACACGATTACGGCGACGGACGGCCCGCTCACCGGCTCCGTCATCGTCCCCGCGCTCCCGCTCTGGGATATCGCCGTCTGGGACACGACCGAATGGGGTGACTGAGATGCCGACCGGACGCGTACAGATCGCACGGCCCGACGCACAGGGCGCGCCGTTCCCGATCCGCTCCCAGGAATGGGGCAACGTCCTCTGGGACCAGAGCGTGAACTGCTTCGCCGACCCCACGGACCGCAACGCGCAGTGGCCGGCACCGCACGAAGGCGCGCTCTGCTACCTGGAGTCGACGGCCCGCCTCTACGTGTTCACCTCCGGGACCTGGCGGTACGTCCAGGTCGAAGCGCAGCCCCGCGGGATCATCGCCAGCGGCCCGCAGGTCTCCGCCCCCGCCGCGTCCTCGGTCGTTACGACGAACAACGTGATCGGCGGGGCGTCGTCGTGGCTGACGACCGGCACGTCCGTCATCACGATCCCGCCCGGCGCGGGCGGCCTGTACCAGGTCCAGCTCGTGGTCCGGTACATGAGCCCCACCGTGCAGGCCGTGTCGTTCGCGGTCGAGATTGGTCCGGGCGCGGACCGGGCGACGATGGTGCTCGGTGGCCTCGTCCCCTCCGGGAACCCGATCACGTACCTCCACGGGTCGTGGCTGCGGCAATGTAACGACGCCGACAACTTCCGGGTCTGGTACGTCGGCAACGCGATGACCGGCGGGCACGCCACGGTGCAGCGGTTCTCCTTCATGCGCGTCGGTGACCAACTGGCGAGCACATGAGCGGGATCGTGAACGGGCACCGGCTCCCGGACGTGATCTGGGACGGCCTCGCGCTCAACGACGACCGCGGGGACGGCACGTCGCTGATCGTGGAGGACTTCGAGGGCTGGTACGGGACGCCGGAGACGAACCCGAACGACGCCGACCGCACCCTGGTCGACGGCGCGGTGCTCGGCCCGAAGGTCACGAAGGCCCGCGACATGACGCTGCACGGCGTGCTCGTGGCCGGGACCCGGGAGACGCTCATCGACGTGCACGACCAGCTCGCGATGCGGGCGACCGCGAAGGCCCCGGCGGTCATCTCCGTCTCCGACCCCATCCTCGGGATCCGGATGCTGGCCGAGGTCCGGGCGGTCGGCCAGTTCACGCAAACCTGGCTGAGCTCACCGCTCGCGTTCCGCTACACGATCCCGCTGCGCGCGGTCGACCCGCGCAAGTACGGCGAGAACCTCAATACCGTCGTGCTCCGGCCCGCCTACGTCGGCGCGTCCGGCCGGACCTACCCGCGCGCCTATACGGAGGGCGCGACCGCGCTCGTGGTCCGCGCCCGCCGGCAGAGCGACGGCCGGATCGTCCGGGCCTCCGCGGTCCCGGACGGCCGCTGGAGCTACGGGGCCTATCAGGTCCCGAACCGGGCGACCCTCACGAACCGCGGTAGCGCCGACGCGCCGGTCATCGCCACGTGGCGGGGTCCGCTCGGGCAGTCCCGGCTCTCGGACGGGACGGCATACATCGTCATGGCGGCGATACCGGATGGCGTGACCATCTATGTCGACACGGAGACGCTCGCCACGACCGCGCCCGGCGGGTACTCCCGCGCCTCGTTCCTTCTCGCCGGATCCTCGGCCATGCTCGTCCCTGCTCGCTCCTCCCGGCCGTGGAGTCTCTACGTCCCGTCCGGCACCGGCAGCGTCACACTGGAATGGAGGGACGCGTGGGCGTAGCCCTCCCCGCCGCGCACCCGGAGGCGAACCCGCCGGTTCTCCCCGGGCGCTGGACCGTCTGGGCCGACCGCTACGACGGGACCCCGCTCGGCCCGATCCAGACGACCCGGCTCCATTGGAGCGCCACCCTCTCCGGCTACGGGTCCGGGGAGATGGAGCTGGTCGTGAGCGAGAGCCCGCTCGACTTCACGGACCTCATGCGCCTGTGGTCGTGGCGGGCCTGGGTCCTCTACAACGACCGACCCCTGTGGTGCGGGATGCCGTCCGCGATCATCTCCGCCTCGCTGAACACGGTCACGGTGCAGCTCACCGAGCTATCCGGCTACCTCACGAAGCGGGCGCTCGACGTTGCCGGCGGGGTCCGCTACGACCAGATCGAGCAGACACAGATCGCCCGGGAGTTGGCGCAGCCGGTGGAGGACATCGGTATGACGATCGTGACGGAGCCGGGCTCCGGGTTCCTCCGCGACCGTTCGTACGCGTTCCTCGAAGGCCCCTATCGCGCCGACCTGCTGACCAACCTCTCGCAGGTCATCCAGGGGCCCGAGTTCCGGGCCGAGTACGGGCTCGACACCATCAGCGCCCGGCCGTTCGCCACGCTGCGGATCGCCTACCCGCGCGTCGGGACGCCGGGCGCGCAGGTGGGCTTCATCGTCCCCGGCGACGCCATCGACCCGACCGTGACCTACGACGGCCAGCTCGTGCGCACCAAGACGTTCGCGGTCGGGGACCTCCCGGAGGACGGCGACGCCGACAGCGACCGGCCGGTACAGATCGTGGACCGGCCGCAGCCGCTTATCCCCCGCCTCGACCACATCGACGACTGGCCCGGCGTCGTGATCCTCCAGACCCTGGCGGACCGCGCCGCGACCTATTCGACCCTCTACGACACGCCCTCGCTCGCGATCCAGGGCTCCACGTTCGAGACCGACCCGGAGCTAGGCACCTACGGGCTCGGGGACGACGTGATCGTGTTCGTCCGCGACGCGCTCCACCCGGACGGGATGGCGGTCGACGGGAGGCTCGCCGGCCTCGACGTGGACTGTGACACCGGCAAGGTGGGCTGGACCGTGACCGTGACGAGCCCGCCGAGCCTCGGCCGTCCCACGCTCTCCGCCCGGATCGCCCGGGTCAGCCAGGAGCAGACCGCCATGTTCCGCCGCAACGCGGTACCGATCTGAGGAGACACGAATGACCGTCACCGGACTGCTCATGTGGGGACAGGCGGGGAGCTACGACGCCATCTCCGACCGGGAGGTCATCACCGCGCTGGCCGACGCCAAGGTCGGGGTGCAGCGCCGTCCCACGTTCTCCGCCGGGTCCGGGATGGCCGTGAACGTCTCCCCGTTCCGCGCCGTCATCTCCACCGGGGACGGCACGTCCTGCGTCGTCGCGACGCACGATCCCGTCACGGTCACGCCCGCCGCCGGTCCCGCGTCGGGCTCGAGAACCGACGTGGTGTGGATCGACGTGGATCCGGACGGCGCGCAATGGTCCCTCGTCCTCGTGGCGGAGTCCGCCACGGTCGGCCGCCTCGGCGTCCGGCTCGGCACGATCACGGTGCCGGCCAACGCCAACCTCGCCTCCCAATGCACGTTCGCCCTCGTCCCGGTCGGCTTCCAGAGCATTACGAACCGCGGCGTCGTGGGCGGCGGCGGGCAGTTCCTCGGGCCCTACGACAACACCCGGTCGTGCCAGCTCATCGTGGGGACCTACGCCCCGACGACGGACGGCAACGGCGAATTCTCGATGGGCACCGCCGACTTCAACCCGTCCTGCGTCCTCGGCGCGATCGTGTCCCCGGTCCGCGGGCAGGCCGGGCACCCCTGGTTCATGGGCCGTCTCTGCTTCGACACGTCGAACCTCACGACCCTCCGGTTCCAGCTCGTGAACGCGCTGACCGGCGCGCTCGTGACCAACGCCATGACCGTGGTCTCGATCGCGGTGTTCTACCAAGCCCGGATCACCTGACGTTTACGACGCATCGTCGTACGCTTTTGCGTCGTTCGATTCCCCCGCATCGAAGGAGCCCGATATGACCCCGACCGAACCCGAAGAGCCGGAGGAGGAGCAAGGCGAGTCCGCCGAGCCCACGACCGAGCCGGGTCACGACCACGACGACGAGGACGAGGAGGACGCCGAGGAGGAGTAGCCGATGGCAGTCTCGCTCGTCACGATTCACCACGAGGGCGCGGGCGCGCCCACGAATACGCCCCGGGGCGCGCGGGGCGGCTACACCTACTGGATCGGCGCGACGAACTGGACGCGCCTGCGCTCGGTCTGGACCTCCAGCGCGACCCGCAACTTCAACGGTCGCTCGCTCGACATCTGTTTCTCCGGGAACCGGATGGTGCACCCGGTCACCCACAACGACCTCAACGCGCTCCGCCAGGTCGTCGGTGACGCCCGCGCCCGCCGGGAGGTCACCACCAATCCGCTCGTCCGTGAGCACCGGCTCTCGCCCGGGAGCTCAACCGCCTGCCCGGGCGACCAGACCCGCCGAGTCTGGGGACAGATCGTCGCTGCCTGTACCGGCGCACTCCCGGCCCCGACTCCGCCTCCTCCCCCACCACCGCCGGAGGTTCTCTTGACGACAGTCGCCAGTCCCCGTATCACCAACGGCCGAAGAGGCACCGCCCGCCCGGTGCCGGCGCTCGGCGCGGTCCTCCTGGAGAACGGCGCGTCGCTGCGCGGCGATCAGGTCTCCGGCCGCAACCGGGTCTTCGTGAACCCCGACCCGCTCGTCCGCCAGCGCAACGCCCGTCTCATCGACATCGCCCCGACCGTGGACGGCCAAGGCCGCCCGGACGGCCGCGGGATCGAGGAGCTACGCGACCTCGGCAACAACGAGGTCGGCACCTACATGATCCCGTGGTCATGACGCACGCACAGGCGTTGGTGCTCGATATCGAGGGGCTCGTCATCGCGACCTACGCCGCGTGGCGTCTCCTCGTGGAACTGCTGCAACGAATCCGAAGCAAGTAAAGGCCCGGGCCGCGCCCTCGAACGACGCGGCCCGGAACGAACACGGAGGGCGGGTGCGGACGATTTCAGGAGGCCGCAATGCCCAAGATGCTCGCGACGGTGATTGTCGCGCTCGCCCTCGCCGTCGCAAGTCAGGCTCCGGCGTCCGGGGCCGCCCCGCCCCGGGCGTCCGGGGTCCTCAACCCCGACGCCGTCGCCGGAGCGGTCCTTCACCGGATCGGGGCCTGGCTCGTCGCCGTCGAGGAGTACCGGCGTCGTGAGTGGACCGCTGCCTATCGAGCGGATGTCGCCGCGGCGAACGCAGCCGCGACGGCGGCGCAAGCGGCGCAAGCCCGAGCCCGCCCGGCGCAAACGACGGCGGCACGCACGACCCCGGGAACCGCGCACGGCGGCGGCTGTCCCTCCGTCCCGAGCTACATCAGCTACCGGGAGTCCCGCTGCACGTACACGGTCGAGAACCCGTCCGGAGCGGGCGGGGCCTATCAGCTCATGCCGTACACGGCGGACACGCTCGCCCCGCGGATCGGCCGCCCGGACCTCGTCGGCGTGAACCCGTCACGATGGCCGGCTGCGGCGCAGGACGCGGCGGCGGCCCTCCTCTGGGATCACGGCCGGGGCGCGTGCAACTGGAGTCCGCCCGCGTATTGCGGCTAGTGACGTCTCCGCCGCCGACCGGCCGATCGTCCGCGCGTCGACCGCCGGTTAGACCGGCCGGTCGTGGGCAGCACGGACTTGACGGTACCGGCCCCGCGTTTGCGCACGTACCGCTTCGTCATCGCGGGCGTGACCTTCTTGACGCCCGACGCCTGGCGCTGCGCGGACCGGGCGCGCGCGTTCCGCAGGGTCCGGACGCGCTGCGCTTCGCTGATGCCGGCGGACCGGGCCTGCGCTTTCGTGGGGACCGGGAACCGGCGATTCCGCCGGTCGATGAACGCGCTATCCGGGAGGGCGTTTCGCTGCTTCGTCGTGAGTGCCATGACCGAGCCTCCCTGGTCGTATCACCACCCGTTGTAGTCCTCGTCCTCCTGGAGCAACGCGAAGTGCTCCTCCGCCGCCTCCGTCGCCTCCTCGAACGTCGGGTGCGCCTCGGCGTCCCCGGTCCCGAAGTGCGTAAAGGCGTCGAGGATGACCGCGTGGTAGGTCGGCCAGTCGATGACCTCGAACGTGCTCCCGCCCCGCCACGTAATCGCGCGGTGGTCGACCTCGGGGTGCGTGAACACGACGACCCGGGCGACGTGACCCCGCCCGTAGTGGCTCACGCCGCGCGCCGGACCCGGCGGCGCTGCTTCAACATCGCGAGACGCAGCTCGGCCTTCGACAGCTTCGCCCCGACCCACGCGTAATCGTCCGGGTAGTCGTACTTGCGGGCGACCAGCTCCCCGGCCACGTCGATGTGGTCGTGGCGGAGTGTGACGCAGCGGGCGCACCGGAGCACGAAGCCCCGGCGGACGGAGGACGGCACCGAGGGCGGCGCGTCCTCCCACGCATGGCCGAACGTCTTGCACTCGGTATAGGTCAGTTCGTTCTTCGGGACGGGCACGTTCGTTCCTTTCAGTTCGGGTCCGGCCGCGGCAGCGGCACGTCTTCGGCGAAGATCGCGACGGAGAGCCCGGGCCGCGCGATCGCGACCGCGGAGCCGAAGCCCTCCCACTCCTCCCGGGCCTCGCCCCGGCGCGGGAAACCCCAGGAGTCCGGGTCGAAGGCGGCCGCCCCGCCGAGCATGGAGGCGACGGTCGGATCGTCGAACGTGATGGCCTCCGCCGCCTCGTGGTCCTTCGCTTCGACCGGGACGACGTAGGGCTGCATGATCACCCAGTGGCTCCGGTTGTCGATGACCTGGAGGATCAGAGCCTCGGTGATCCCGTCCCGCTCCCCGGCCGCCCACCGCCGCGCCAGCTCGCCTTGCGCCGCGACCTGGCGGCTGAGTCGCTCCTGCCCGACGAGCGCGTAGGTGTCGGTGGCCAGCAGCGCGCGCTTGCAGATCCCGCTCGACGCGGCCGCCGCCACGATCGCCCGGAACGAGCCCTGCCACGAGTCGTCGCTCATCACCGTCACGATCATCCGGGTCACGTCGTCGTAGTCGAGGAGCACGAGCATGGGGTTCATCGGGTTCCCCTGGAGCCGGCAGCTCGTGAGCACGAGCCGAGCCCGGAGGACGTGCTCGTGCAGCACCTCGTCCAGCTCGGCGTACTCCGGCTCCTTCCCCATCGGCACCTCCCGTCGTAGGTACCGGAGCGGAGGGTTCCGTCGAGGCTCGTGGTCACGACCCCGGCCCTCCGCCCCGGTACGACCTAGATCCTATGGTCTAGCGTCATAGGACGACGAAGGCTAGGCCGGAGGGTTTAGGTAGCGACCGCCGGAGCGGAGGTAACCTAACCCCCCCGGGGTTTGGTAGACTCCCCGGTGGAGGGATACGACCCTCCGTCCTACGACGAAAGGAACGACCATGACCGAGAAGCACGGGACGCCCGAGGAGCACTACGGCTGGCTGACCTGCGGCCGGATCACGACCGACAAGCCTGCCGGCAAGACCGCGTGGGACCGCAAGGAGCACGAGCCGTGCCAGCGCGGGACGGTCGGCTGCTCCGTCGACCACGAGGGCGACGAGCCCTGCGAGACCTGGTAACGGCCGGGCCTCCGGAACGAAAGGAACGGCGAAATGACGAAGCCTCCCACCGTCACGATCTCACTGACTCCTACGGAGGCGGCCGCGCTCCTCGAAGCGCTCGCCATCACGCGCGCCATCACGCGTCACGCGCAGTGGGACGTAGATAAGCCCCGCGTCAAGCTGCTCGCCTGGGACCGGATCGCACACAAGCTGGTATCAGCCCGGAAAGGAACGACAGATGCCTGAGGACCTCATCGGCCGCCGCGTGCGGCTGGTCCGCTGTAATGACCCGTACACCGCCCTCGCTCCCGGAAGCGAGGGCACCGTCACGTTCGTGGACTCTCTCGGGACCGTGCACGTCAACTGGGACGACGGAGCCCGCCTCGGCCTAGTCGAGGAGGACGGCGACCGCTTCGAGCTCATCGGGGACGCGTCGTGACGCTGGACGACCTCCTCTACCGCAACCTGACCGACGCCCGGCTCCTCGACACGCTGACCACGATGGTCGTCGCGCCGGGCGCGTTCTCCGAGTCCGCCCGCCGCGTCGTGATCGACGAGGTACGGCGGCGAGGGCTCACGACTGAAAGGAACGACAGATGACAAGCGGATGGACTCACGCGGACGCCTACTTCGCGTTGAAGCAACTCGCCGCCGATGTGGCGACGCTTCGCGCCCGGGCCGACAACCTCTGGAACGCGTTCCCGGTCGCCGGGTTCGAGCCCGTGCTCGCGCTCCGGAACGACCTGGAGCGCCACTCCGCCGACATCGCGGACGCCCTCACGCAGATGCGCTCACTGGAGGAGCGATGACCGCGAACGTCACGCGCCGGACCGGCGCAGTCTCGAACACCCTCGCCGGGATCCCCGACGTGGACGGCGCGATCGCGTACGCGCTCAAGCACCACGTCTGGCGGGGACCGGCGTGGGGTGACCCGGAGGGCCGCCTGCTCTACGGCCGGAAATCCAACGACGAACTCGGGGACCCCGTGAACGTCGACGCGCAACTCCACGAGTGGGTACAGGCGTGTGACGCCGACGGCGTCCCGGTCGCCGGCATCTTCGCCGACGCCAAGATCGGGGCGTCCGAGTACACGAGCAAGCCCCGGCCCGGGTTCGACGCCATGGTCGAGGCCGTCGCGACCGCGAACGGCCGCTACGTCTGCATGTACAACCTCGACCGGCTGACCCGGCGGAACGATCAGCTCGACCTTCTCATCGCCCGGCGGGCCGTCCTCTGCCAGGCCAAGGGCAAGGCCCTCGACCTCGCGGACCCCGACGATCAGTTCCACGCCCGCCTCATCGTCTCGATGGCGCAGCGGGAGGCCCAGGTCGTGCACCGCCGGGTCACCCGGACGCAGCGCCAGCTCCGGGCGAACGGCGTCCCGCACAACAATCACTTCGGCTTCGGCTTCCGGGGCGGGGAGGTCTACGAGCCGGAGGCGAAGATCGTCCGGGAGATGGTCGAGCGGTTCCTCGCCGGGGCGTCCCTCCGGGACATCGGCACCTGGCTCCGGGACTCCGGCGTCGTGGGCCTCCGGGGCTCGTCGCGCTGGGAGGTCATGCAGGTGCAGAAAATCCTCGCGACCCCGCGCATCGCCGGGTACTTCCAGGCGGACGGGGACCTCGTGCAGCGCCGCGACTTCGACCCCGCCCGCCACGCCATCATCGACCTGGAGACCTCCGAGCGCGTCAACGCCCTCCTCGCCTCCCGGGGCGAGCGGGCGCGCGGCTTCGGGTCCCGCACGCGCAATGAGTGGTCCGGCCTCATCCGCTGCGGCGGCTGCGGCGGGGTCATGGAGCACTCCTCGAAGGGACGCCGGACGGACGAGGGCTACCGGCGGGTCTACCGCTGCGCCCAAAAGAACGGGTGCGGCGGGGTCAGCATCGGGGCGGACGAGACGCGCCAGCTCCTCCTCGACCTCGTGTTCGACCGCGTGGACGAGGGCAAGGTCTCCGCCATGCTCCGGTCCCGGTCCACGGAGTCCACGAAGGCGGAGACCCGCGCGCTCGTGACCGAGATTCGCCACCTGGAGCGGGACCTCGCCGCGGTCGCGGATCTGGTCGGCCCGGACGGGTACACCCCGGCGCAGGGCGCGAAGCTGTCCCGGAACTACCGGGCCGCCCTCGACGCCAAGCGCGCCGCGCTCCGTGAGCTCAGCCCCGAGAACGACGGCCCGCTCGCCGAATACCTCGGCCAGCGCGGGGCGCTCTCCCGGGCGTGGCCCGACCTCTCCACGGACCAGCGCCACGCCATCATCGAGGGCGCGATCACGGCCGCCTTCGTGATGCCGGCGGCGCAGTCCCGCCCCTACTTCCAGCCGGAGCGCGTCACGATCGCGGATCAGCTCTCCCCGAAGCACCGGCTCCTCGCCGTAGTCGGCCGGGCGTCCTAAGCCCCGGGACGAGGGACGACGCGAGTAGGTCTAGATGCCATATGCACACTCCGGCTAGGTTCCGTCACGGACGGTGCGGTAAAGGTGAGGACGGTGCCAGCCGCACGCAAGGGGGGTGACGTGGATCACGAGTCCATCCCGACCGAGGTACGTCACGAGCAGGCGCTCCGGTTGCTCCTCCGCGCCGCGATCCACGAGTGGCGCGCCTACGTCCGTGAGCTGGAGAACGTCCCGTGCGACGCCGACGCGGCGGACATCATCTGGCTCGAACGCAAGGAGCAGATGCTCATCGAGCGGTCGCATAACGCGAGCCAGCGCTCCCGCTCGCTCGGGGACCTCGATACCTCCGACGACTTCGCCGACACGATCACCGACGTGCTCATCTGCGCGGGCCGCCTCTACCGCGCCCGGGGCGGACCCGGGATCAGTCGCCTGCTTCCATAGCGGCGAGCAGCGCGTCGAACACGTTCAGGACCGCGGCCCGGAACACCGGATCGAGGGGCGCGTAGTTCGCGAGCTGGTCCCGCACGGACGGCAGGTCGCAGTAGACCGCGTGCACGATCGCGCCCCGGTTCAGCCCCAGCGCGGCCTCGATCCGCGCCAGGTTGTCGAGGGACGGGAGCCGGAGCCCGCGCTCGTAGAGCGAGATCGTCCCCTGGTCGAGTCCGGACGCGGCGGCTAGTGAAACCTGAGACGTTTTCCCCCGCGCCCGGCGGATCACGACCGCGAAATCACGCTGCAACCCGAGCAGGTCTGCCTGCTCGTCTGCCCTGCTCCGGGGGTGCTTCTTGGGCTGTGGCCGCGGTGCCATATATGCGCCGGGAACATTAGGTCACACGGGTTACCGGAGGCCGGATAGGCATCGGAAGCCTTTACGGATCTGCACGCTTAGCTCTAAGGTCAAACGCCTTAGCAGATGAGGTGTGCGATATGGCAGCTACCGTCCGCCGGAGCCTGAACCCGGCCGTGCTCCGCCTCCACCGGCAGTGGGGCGTCCTCGTGAAGCAACGCCGGAAGGCCCTCGGGCTCGGGCAGGTCGACCTCGCCCAGCTCACGGGAATCGACCAGGGCTCGATCAGCCGGATCGAGCGCGGCGAGCTGGGCAAGATCAGCGACCGGAACCGGATCGCCCTCGCCCACGCGCTCGGCGTCCGGGTCGATGACCTGTTCCCCTACCCGTCCCCCCGGCCCAACGGCAACGCGTCGTGACGCCGGAGGAGCGCATCGCCAACGTCACGCGCGTCCGGCGTGAGGTCGAAGCGACCGGCCGGGCGTGGAAGATCACCGACGAGGCTGTCCTCGCCCCGATCGTGGAGGCGATCGAGTCCACGATCCCGAAGCCCGCGCCTCGCCGGCGGCGGCGGCGGAGCCGGTGAGCCTGACCGCGCGGCCCCTGCCGCGCACCGACTCCCGGGAGGACTGGCTCGCCCAGCGCCGGGGCGGGATCGGCGGGAGCGACGCGGCCGCGGTCGTGGGCCTCGATCCCTACCGCTCGCCGCTCATGGTGTGGCTGGAGAAAACCGGCCGGGCCGTCGATACCCGCGACACCGAGGCGATGGCCCTCGGCCGCGCGCTGGAGCCCGCGCTCATGGACGTGTTCGCGGAGCGGACCGGCCTCTACGTGGAGCCCCCGGCATGCGCGCTCATGCACGAGACCTACGACCACATTCGCTGCAACCTCGACGGCCTCGTCTACGACTCCGCCGCCTCGACGGAACCGCTCGGGATCTACGAGGCGAAGACCGCCGGGCTGCACGACCACGAGCGCGCCATGCGCTGGCGGATCCAGGTGCTGCACAACCTGGCCGTGACCGGATGCGAGCACGCCTGGCTCTGCTCCATGTCCGGCGGCCGGGGCGGGATGCGCGTCGACATCGAGGAGCTGGAGCGCAACGACGCCGACCTCGCGGTGCTCCTCCAGATCGAACACGAGTTCTGGGCCGCCGTCACCGACGACGATCCGCCGCCGGGGTTGGGGCTGGCCGGCGAACCGCTCGCGCTGGCCGCGGCCTTCCCCGGCGGCGACGCCGAGGCCTTCGAGCTCGACCCCCGGGGTCGTGACCTCCTCTTCGCGCTCCGGGTCGCCAAGGCGGCGAACAAGGAGACGAAGGACACGCTCGCCCGCGCGGAGACGGATGTCCGCGCCTACCTCGCGGACCGGGAGGTCGCGCTCATCGACGGCGCGGTCGCCCTCACCTATCACGCCCACGAGCGGACGGACCTCGACACGTCCGCGCTCCGGCGTGACCTCCCCGACATCGCAGCCAAGTACGAGCAGACCAAATCGGTCCGACGACTACTCGTAAAGGAGCCGACGTGAGTACCTCCGAACTCGGGCAGGCGATCGAGCGCGCGCAGGAGCGGCGGACGCCGCGCACCGACACGCAGCGCGCGATCGAACTGCTGAACAGACTGCGCCCGGAAATCGAGCGGGCGCTGCCGGCCTCGATCCGGGCCGACCGCCTCGCCCGCGTCATCCAGACCGAGCTACGCAAGAACCCGGCGCTCGGGTCCTGTGACCCGGACTCGTTCCTCGGCGCGGTCCTCACCGCCGCCCAGCTCGGGCTCGAACCCGGGCCGCTCGGCCTCGTCTACTTCAACCCGCGCTTCAACAAGAACACGGGCCGGGACGAGGTACAGCTCACGATCGGCTACCGGGGCTATATCGCGCTGGCGCTGCGGCACCCGGACGTCGATGCGATCGACGCGCACCCGGTCTACGCCAACGAGAAATGCGTCGTGACCTACGGGTCCAACGCGTCGATCGAGCACACGCCCCGGCTCGACTCCAACCGGGGCGCGCTCATCGGCGCGTACGCGATCGCGTTCCTCGCGACCGGCTACCAGCTCCCGCACTACCTCGACCGGGATGAGATCGAGAAGCGACGCAAGAGGGCCACGACCGACAAGATCTGGGCCGAGCACTACGACGCGATGGCAGTCAAGTCGGCCGTCCGGGCGCTGAACAACGTGCTCCCGGTTTCGCCCGAGCTGCAACGCGCCGAGGCCGTCGACTACCACGCGCCACGGGTCGGTGACGTTCTCGCCGACGCGGGGGAGGTGCTGGGAGACGGCGCGGTGATCGACGTCGCGGGCAGTGAAATCGGAGCACCCGCGGCGTCGTCACCCGCTCCCGACCCGGACGTCATCCGCTTCGCCTCCCGGCCGGAGGTCCCGGACGCCGAGGGCCTCTACGACGAACCGCCGCCGGAGGACCGGCCGCCGCCCACGGACGAGGAGGTCATCGCCGCCGCCGTCCGCTACGACGAGTCCGCCGAGGGCGAGGAGCGGGCCGCGCTCGACCACTTCATCAACCTGGAGGAGCTGCCGGCCAATCACAACGAGTGGGGCGTGGCCGAGGCCCGGGCCGTCCTTGAGTTTGCGGACCGGCCGCTGTGAGCGGGGTCTGGGGTGCGCCGCGGGGTTACGACGACGAGCACGAGCCCGAGCGAGAACCGCCGGTCTGCCCGTACTGCGGGCGCGTGATGTCGAACCGGGAGGCGGCGGAGCAGGGCGCGTGCAACGAGTGCTACGACGCCAACGTCGCCTACGGCCGCAGCCACGAGGACTGGGAGCACCGGCCGTGAAGGACGACGCGCTGATTCCTCTCTACGTCGTGTCCATGCGCGGGGTCGGCCAGGAGGGCTGGTACATCTTCAAGCACCTGGAGGACGGCCCGCACGTCCCCGACGCCATCGGCGTCATCGACGGACCGTTCCCGACCCGGGAGGACGCCACCCTCGAAGCGCAGGCGATGAAGCGCCGTCGCCTCGCCCTGGACCGAGCGACGAGATGACCGCGGTCATGTGGGAACCTCCGGCCTGGCTTCGTGACGCCGGGATCACGTATCGCCAGCTCGACCTCTGGACCCGCCGGGGCTGGGTCATCCCGTCCCGGGAAGGGGAGGGCGAGGGTCCCGGTTACCGCCGGATCTGGAGCGAGCCCGAGCGCCGGATCGTCCGGGTCATGGCGCGGCTCGTCCGTGCCGGGATCGGGCCCGCGGCCGCCGCCGGCATCGCCCGGGAGGCGGTGAAGCAAGGACGGCGGGTCGTCGCGGTGGTGAAGGTCAGCGCCGACGTGACGATCGCGGTGAGCACGGAGTGAGCGACTGGGCCGACGACTGGGTACGCCCGCGCCACGTCGACGGGCAGCTCTCGTTCGAGACCATCCCCCGCGCCCGGGCCGGGGATCCGCAGACCTCGCATGACGCGGCCGCCTCGGTCGAGCACCTCCGCCAGTCGCAGATCGCGGTCCTCGCCACGCTCGTGACCCTGGGCGAGCCGGCCACGGACGAGCAGATCGCGGACGCCTACCGGGGCCGGTGGCCGCGGCAGTCGCCCTCCGGGCTGCGTACGAGGAGGAGCGAACTCGTGGAGGCCGGGCTCGTGGAGGACTCCGGCGTCCGGGTCACGATGAGCACCGGCCGCAAGGCCATCGCCTGGCAGGTCGTGTCGTGAGCCGGGCATCCGACCCGACGCTCATGCGGCGATGCGCGGGATGTCACAACGTATTTGTCGGCCGACCGAACCGGGTCTACTGCTCCGGGGCGTGTCGCTGGCGGGTCTACCGCCGCCGTAAAAGTGTGGCGACAACCGCTACAGATTCAGGCCCCGTCGCCTCCGTGATCCGAGGCTCGAACGGCGTCCTGATCGCGACGGTCGCGCGGCTCGGTTACCTCGGCGGCCCGGACGATCCGGTGCTCGATGTCACCTACGGGCGCGGGCTGTGGTGGACCCGCTATCGACCGCCGGAGCTGGTGACTCACGACCTCGCGCTCGACGGAGTCGACTTCCGGCACCTTCCCGAGGCCGATGCGTCCGTCCCGGTCCTCTGCTTCGACCCGCCGTATATCTCGACCGGGAGTCGTGAGACCTCCACGACGGATGATCTCTACGACCGGTTCGGCCTCGGTGAGCTCAAAGGCTGGCAGGCGATCCGGCGACTCATCGACGCCGGGCTGGCGGAGTCGGCACGCGTCCTCGCGCCCGGCGGATACCTACTCGTCAAGTGCATGGACTACGTGGAGAGCGGCCGCAAGGTCTGGAACACCTTCCACGTTTTCAGCGAGGCCGAGGCACTCGACCTCCGGCTCCTCGATCGCTTCCACCACATCGCCGGGGCCGGCAAGGGCGGCCCCCAGACCATGACGAACCTCGACGGTTCGCCCCGCAAACAAAAGCACGCCCGGGAGGTGGCTTCGATGCTTCTGGTGTTCACGAAATGAGTCGGCCCCAGCCGTCCGGTGCCAAGGGCGAGGAAATCGCGGCCTGGGTCCTGGAGCGTGAGGGCTGGCGGATTACGGGCCGCCAGGTTGTCGCGCTCGGTCACCGCGTCGACGTCACCGCGGCCGAGCCCGTAACGGAGGACGAGTGGCTCATCGAGGTCAAGGTCTGGGGGCCAGAGCCCTCGGGGCGGGACACGGTCAAGAAGGCGATCGCGGACGCGTATGACCTCCGCCAGGCCGGAGAGACCCGGCCGATCATGCTCATCATGTCCCACCGCCTCACCGGCCTCCTCGGGGACATGATCCGCCGCGCCCGCCTCGCCGGAGCGATCAATGACGTCCGGGTTATCAGCGCCGTCGAGCACTACGGATGATGCCGGAGCCTGACCTCAGAGCCCTCGTCCGCCGGTATGTCTACGCGTGGCAGGCCGCTGAGGAGGGCGGGCTCGACGCGATCTGCGAGCGCGACGCCGCGTTCCACGAACTCGTCACTGTCGTCGTCCATACCTGCCCGTTCTGTGACCCCGGCACCTGCCCGTTCGAGGGGCGAGCCTCGGGTGAGGAACAGCTCGGCCTCGCGATCGAGCTCAACGACGAGGGCCGATACCTCTGATGGCCGCGCGCGTCCGCCAGGACCTGCCTCTGTCACTCCGCCGGCAGATCACGAGCGCGGACGCCGCGGGTACGCACCGGGCGCGCGGGCGCGACCGAACAGCCAGCCAACATGACACGCCCGCGCGCCCGGTGCCGCTGCCCGGGGCTCCCGTCCGCTGCGTCCCGTGCGGCCGGACCTTCCCGACCTACTCGAAGGCGCAGCGCCACCTCGACGCCGCGCACCGCTCCGGCCGGATCGCGGTGGTACTGCGGTGACCGCCTTCGCCCTCACGCTCGTGGCCGCGCTCGCGATGGTCGCCCTCGTGCTCCTCGTGGCGCGGGTCCGGGCCCGACGCCGGTCCGGGATCCGGCCGCCGGGCGCGCCGTTTGCCGGCGGCGAGGGCCACGTCCGGGTGACGCCCCGGGAGCCGGAGGACGGCCCGGGCCGCCGCCGTCCCTACGACTGGGAAACCGAGGCCTAGGAGGTGTGGGTGAGACTCGACGGCAGGTTCTTTGCGAACCCGAAGATTCTCGGGCTATCTGACGCCGCGCTGGCGTTCTATGCCCGGGCGCTGAGCTACTGCGGCCACTACGAGACGGACGGCATTCTTGCGCCCTCCGCGATGCGTGAGCTGTGCCGAGACTCGCGAAAACGCGGGAGAATTGCGGGAGAATTGCTAGACAGTGGATTACTGGATCGCGCACAAAACGGCGCGCTCGCCGTACATGATTGGCACGACTACAACCCCTCCCGCGCGGAGTCCGCGGAGCGCCGTGAGCTAGCGCGGGAGCGGCTCCGGCGATTCCGGTCGAGCCGGGAGTCCACGAACGGTAACGCGTTTCCGAAACGCGTCGCGAAACGCGTTACAAACGCCGGACGTAACGCTTCTACCGTTAACGAAGAGATAAGTAATTACACGGGGCCGAAAACAGGAAACGCGTTACGCCGGACGGAAAACGCCCCGCCGCCGGGCGATCCGCCCCGCCCTCAGGTCCCGGTTTTTCAGGAGCGTCTCGAAGACCTCGAACCGAGTGAGGAGCAACGCAACTTCGGTCGTGATCACGCGCACGCCATGTTGAAACGGCTGCGCGGTCTCGACCCCGAACCCGACGATCCGGAGGTGTTCTGATGGCGCGCTTCGTGCACACCGTCACCGACTCAGCGATCAACCTCGACCACTGCCTCGCGGTGTTCCTCGAACGGGACGGCGCGGGACCGGCCCCGGGTTACGGCGGCGAGGTCGCGGTCGTGGCCTCGATGACGAACGGGCTGTGCTACACGCTCGCCAAGCGCACGGGTCCGCACGCCTGGGACGAAGCCCGGCGGATTCTCACGCTGCTGACCCTCGACAGCGAGCGGCCCGTGGTGGCCGGCGATGAGCACTAGCCGCGGGATCCGGCTCGCTCCGTCGCTGCTCCCGCGCCGCGTCCTCCGGCTGCGCTTCGCCCGGTCGACCCGCCGTCGCCGCCGCTGATGCCCAGCCGGCCACCGCATCCCTGCGCCGAGCCCGGGTGCGCGGTGCTCCTCCCGCCCGGCGTCTCCCGCTGTCCCGCGCACGCCGCGGTCAGCCTCTGGCGGGCCGACCGTCCTCCGCTCCCGGCCGACTGGCGGGTCCGGCGCGTCGCCGTCCTCCGTCGTGACGGCTGGGCGTGCCGGCGGTGTGGCGCTCCGGCGACGGACGTGGATCACGTCACGCCCCGCGCCCTCGGCGGCGGAGACGACCTCACGAACCTGCGCGCCCTCTGCCGGGCCTGTCACCGCCACGAGACCGGGGCGGCGGGAGGGCGGGCGTCCGGGGCGGCCCGGCGATAGGGCCGAGGCCCCGGCCGGAGAAAGGAACGACTCAAACGCCGACCGAGGCTCCGGCCGGACCGGATTCTACTTGCCCGGATGAGCGGAATATCCGAAGCATTTGCTAGTTCTATTCCCCGTGGGTCGGACCCGCCGACCTGCTACGAAAGGAACGACAGATGACAGATCCCACCAAGAAGGCCCCGGCCAAGGCCAAGGCTCCGGTCAAGAAGGCGACGCCCCGCCAGAAGGCGCAGCTCGGCCGAGAGGCAGCCGAGCGCCGGGCGTCCGTCAAGTCAGCGCCGAAACCCGCGCCGACCACGATGGCCAAGGCCACGACGCCGAAGGTGCCGGAGGTGAGCGTGGTCCGCAAGGCCGCCCTCGCCGCTATCGAGACGGCCCGGAAGCCGAAGGCCGAGAAGGCGACGCCGATGATCCCCAAGGGCTACGAGGTGAAGTGGCCGCACGGCGGCTACGACCTCTACCGGAAGGTCGACAAGTCGGTCGACGGCCCGGCCTGGATCGTCGCGTGCACCGCGCACGGGACCACGACCGAGGCCGAGTCCGCCAAGGCGGGCGACCTCCTCGGCCGGAAGGACGCCCGGGGCGCGTGGTGCGGGGCGTGCAAGTCCGCCGCGTAGTCTCCGCCCGGCAATCACCACCCTCCGCCCGCTCCGGCAAGTAGACCCCGGGGCGGGCGGAGTCGCGTCTGCGGCAGACTGGCGTTCGTGGCCGAGCCGGTACCGCTCCACCCCACCGAGACGATCCCGATCGCGGACCTCCGCCCGCACCCGCAGAACTACCGGCGGCACTCCGAGGCCCAGCTCGACCAGCTCGCCGCCTCGCTCTCCCAGCACGGCGTCTACCGCCCGGTCGTGATCGCGAACGACGACACGATCCTCGCCGGCCACGGCGTCGTGCTCGCCGCGCACCGGCTCGGGCTGACCGAGCTACCCGTGACCCGGGTCCCGATCCCGTCCGAGAGCCCGGCCGCGCTGAAGATCGTGACGGGAGACAACGAACTGAGCATCCTGGCCGAGACCGACGAGCGGGCGCTGGCTGACCTCCTCGTCGCCATCCGCGACGGGGACCCGGACGGACTCCTCGGCACCGGCTACGACGAAGAGCGGCTCGCCCGCCTGCTCGTGCTCTCGCATGACGAGATCACCGGGGACGAGGCCCGTGAGCTCTGGCGCGGGATGCCCGGGTTCACGTCCGACGAGGACACCCGCCTCCACGTCACGGTCAACTTCCAGAGCGAGGAGGACCGGGCCGAGTTCGCTCGCCGGCTCGACGTCTCGGTGGACGAACTGACGACGCGCTTCTGGTGGCCGCACCGCGTCCGGGACGACGCCCGCTCGCTCGCCTACCGCGATGCCTGACCCGCGGTATCCGGTCTACGTCGTGAGCCGCGGCCGGACGAAGGAGCGGCTGACGATCCGGGCGCTGGAGGAGATGGGCGCGCCGTACCGGGTCATCGTGGAGGCGGACGAGCGGGACGCCTATGCCGCGGTCGTGGACCCGGCGAAGGTGCTCGTGCTCGACCCGCAGTTCCAGCGCGACTACGAGACCTGCGACGACCTCGGGGACACGAAGAGCAAGGGACCGGGGCCGGCACGCAACTTCGCCTGGGCGCATGCCGAGGCCGAAGGGTTCGACGCGCACTGGGTCCTCGATGACAACATCCGGGCCTTCTACCGCTTCCACCACTCGAAGCGGCTGTACGTCCAGACCCCGACGTACTTCTGGGTCATGGAGGAATGGCTGGACCGCTTCGAGAACGTGGCCCTCGCCGGGCCGCAGTACGTGATGTTCGCCCCGGAGTCCTCCGTCGCCGCCTCGCCCCTGAACTTGAACACCCGGGTCTACTCGGCGCTGTGGATCCGCAACGATCTGCCCTATCGCTGGCGCGGGAGATACAACGAGGACACGGATCTGAGTCTGCGCGCGCTCAAAGATGGCTGGGCGACTGTGCTCTTCAACGCGTTCCTCCAGCAGAAGATGTGGACCGCCCGACCGGAGCAGACCGGCGGCAACACCGCCGCCTTCTACGAGCGGGAGGGCACGCTGCCCAAGTCCCGGATGCTCGTGCGAATGCACCCCGACGTGGCGCGACTCACGTGGAAGTACGGGCGATGGCATCACGAGGTGAACTACAAACCCTTCGCCGGCAATCGCCCCGTCCGCAAACCCGGGCCGTTGCCGCGCGTCGACACGGACGAGTTCGGGCTCCAGCTCGTGGCTGACCGTCCCGTCCGCTCGGCTCGGCTTCGGGAAATCCTCGCCGCTGAGAACGGCGCGGCTGACCTGGCGGCCGACTGACCGGCTGAGGCCGGAGGGGGGACCCCCCCGGCGGCGCTGGCCGTCGCCG